GTGATGTTTATTGATATTGAGGTTGCCTCTGAACATGGTTTCCCAGATCCTCTATATGCCAACGAAGAAGTCACAGCAATTACAATTAAAATAGATGATGATATTCAGGTTTGGGGTTGTTCTGAATTTAAGAATAATAAAGAAAATATTACATACAATAAATGTGGAGATGAACGACAATTACTAGAGCGGTTTGTGATGTATTGGCAACAGAATTGTCCTCATGTAATTACTGGTTGGAATACCAAAACATTTGATACTCCATATTTGGTTAATCGAATTCGTAGTGTTTTAAGTGAATCATGGGTGAAGAAACTTTCTCCATGGGGATTTGTTAAAGAACAAAAGATTTTCGGTATGGGTGGTAAGGAAGTTCAGACATATGAAATATATGGTGTTTCAGAACTTGATTACATGGAAGCCTTTAAGAAATTTACCTTCAAGAATCATGAATCTTATCGGTTAGATCATGTCGCTCATGTTGAATTAGGACAAAATAAATTAGATTATTCTGAAGTAGCAACTCTTCATGAATTGTATAGAACTGATTATCAAAAGTTCATTGAATACAATATTCAAGATGTATTGTTAGTTGACCGTCTTGAAAAGAAGATGAAACTTTTAGAATTGATTATGTCACTAGCATATCTTTCAAAATGTAATTATACAGATGTATTTGCACAAACAAGAATGTGGGATTGTATTATCTATAATCATCTTTTGAAGGAAAAGACTGTAATTCCACAAAAGAGAAGGGAACGTAAAGGTGATATGTATGAAGGTGCTTATGTAAAGGCGCCACAAAAAGGTAGACATAATTGGATAGTTAGTTTTGACTTGAATAGTCTATATCCACATTTGATTATGCAATACAACATTTCTCCAGAAACTATTCTTGGTACATGGCAGGATGATATTGGTGTAGATGGTTTATTATATAAAGAGTTTGATACAAGTATTTGGAAAGAAAAGAATGTAACAGTTACTCCGAATGGGTCGGTTTATCGTAAAGATAAACAAGGGTTTCTTCCTAAGTTAATGGAAAGTATGTATGAGGATAGAGTCAAATACAAGAAGTTGATGTTAGAAGAACAGAAAAAAGGAAGAAACGCTGACCCAAATAAATTATCACATTATTATAATTTTCAACAAAATTTAAAGATTGCACTTAACTCTGCTTATGGAGCTATGGGCAATCAATGGTTTCGTTATTATGATGAACGAAATGCTGAAGCAGTTTCTGTTGCCGGTCAATTGTCTGTTCAATGGGCAGAAAATGCTGTGAATAAGTACTTAAACACTACATTATCTGCTGTGAATAAGGACTATATTGTTGCTATGGATACTGATTCTTTATATGTTTGTCTTGATGATCTTGTTACTAAAGTTGGTCTTACCGATAAGAATAAAATTATCGACTTTTTGGATAAAGTTTGTGGTAGAATTGAAGGAGTAATTGAGAAAAGTTATGAAGAATTAGCAGAATATGTAAATGCCTATCAACAAAAGATGGTCATGAAACGCGAAGTGATTGCTGATACAGGAATTTGGACGGCAAAGAAACATTATATTCTGAACGTTCATGATTCTGAGGGTGTTCGATATGAAGAACCAAAACTAAAGATTGTGGGAATTGAAGCAATTAAAAGTTCTACACCACAAGCATGTAGAGATTCATTAAGAGAAATTTTCAATATTATTATTTCAGGTACAGAAGATGAGGTAATTGCGTATATTGAAACGTTTAAAGAAAAGTTTTTTAATTTAGATATGGAAAAGATAGCATTTCCAAGATCCGTTAATGGCTTAAAAAAGTATAAAGATTCCTCTGCGATTTATAAAAAGTCAACCCCAATTCATGTAAAGGGTTCTTTAATTTATAATCATATGCTCAAATCTCAGAAATTAACAAGAAAATATCCCACTATAAAAGAAGGAGAAAAGGTTAAATTCGCCTATCTTAAAGATCCGAATCCGGCGGGTGATAAAGTAATTTCTATATTAGATAATTTACCAAGAGAATTTGAGTTAGAAAAATATATAGATTATGATACACAATTTGAAAAGGCTTTTGTAGAGCCATTGAAAGGTGTATTAGATGTAATTGGGTGGGATACTGAACGGCGTTCAAGTCTTGACAATTTCTTTACATAGTGTATAATGGAGGTAACATGGCAGGAAGTATAATAGTACGGTATGCACAAAAGACATACAAACAACGGCAAGTAGAAAAACAGAATTCTGTAACATTTGAAAATAAAAATCATTCAGTAGATATCATTCCAGAATCAATGTCTATTATGACTTTTAGTACGTGGGAAGAAGCTAATGAATTTGCTCAACATGTAAGAGAAGATGGGCACCATATCGTAGAAATAATAGATGACTATAAAGGAAAACAATGAATAATTATTTTGATGATTTATTAAAAGCAACTGGTAATGAATATGGATCAAAAGTTTCAGATGGAATCGAAGCGGGTGATGTATCTACATATGTAGATACGGGTAGTTATATTCTTAATGCATTAATTTCAGGAGATATCTATGGAGGAATCCCTTCTAATAAGATTACAGCTTTGGCGGGCGAGACAGCAACAGGAAAAACCTTTTTTGTCTTGGGCATTGTCAAACAGTTTCTTGCAGACAATCCTAGCGGCGGTGTTCTGTATTTTGAGTCTGAGTCTGCTCTAACTAAGCAAATGATTATAGATAGGGGAATTGATCCTGATCGGATGATAATTCTCCCTGTTGCTACAATTCAAGAATTTACACATCAAGCATTAAAAGTGGTTGAAAGTCATTCAGAAGGATCGGTTGGGAAACTGAGCCAAGAAGACCGTCCATTATTGATGTGTCTAGATTCTCTTGGTATGTTATCTACTACTAAAGAAGTGACAGATATTTCAGAGGGCAAAGAAACCAAAGACATGACACGGGCACAATTAGTTAAAGGATCTTTCCGAGTATTAACACTCAAGTTAGGCAAAGCAGGAATTCCTTTACTAGTGACCAATCACACATACAAACAAATGGGCACAATGTTTCCAACTGATGTAATGGGTGGTGGTAGTGGTTTACAATATGCTGCTTCAACTATTATATTTCTTTCCAAGAGAAAAGAAAAAGAAGGGACTGATGTTGTAGGAAATGTAATTCATTGTAAAAATTACAAATCTAGATTGACTAAGGAGAACAAAAAAGTTGATGTTCTTTTACGATATGATCAGGGGTTGAATAGGTATTATGGACTCATTGAGTTAGCAGAAGACGCAGGAATCTTCACCAAAGTATCTACAAGATATGAAATGCCAGATGGTTCTAAGGTGTTTGGTAAAGCAATTTTAAGTGACCCTGAAAAGTATTTTACACCAGAAATTCTTGATAAGTTAAATGATCATGCTAAGACGGTGTTTTTATATGGTGGATTTGATGAGCAAAAATGAAAGAAATAGCTGGCAACAGACTAGTATGGAGACACATACAGAGAGAGAACCAGAAGATGATTCTCGATCCATTAGGTTATGATGCCATAAAAGATATAGATGAAATGCACAATAGGAATCGGCGTAGTACGGATGATCCCTATCTTAAAGCCACTAGTGATAAAATTTCTCACCGTTTTCCAAAAATTGATGATGCAGAAAGAAGATAATATGACAGAAGAAGAGAAGAATAAATTTTTAATGCACCCCAAAAGGTTTGAAGCTTTAGAAAAAAGGGTAGAAACCTTAGAAAAAAAACATCAAGACCTAATTGATAATTTACGAATTTTCATGGTAAACGATGAGAAAGAACAAAATAATGAATAAATCATATAAAGAATGTTCTAATCCAAATGATCCAGAAGATAAATCTTTGTGTATAATAGTACAGGATGATTCACCATTTGATGGGGCGGTAATTAGATATACAACATTTAAATTAGTAGAACAGGAATTGACGGGAGATGATATAGCTTGTCAATATGAATATGAAATTGAAGTGCCACCACATGATATAGGAATGGAAATTTCTGAAGAAGACGGAAAAGCATTTGAGCAACGATTAGGCGAATGGGTAATAGAAATTATACAATCACAAATGGATAAACATGCAGCAGCGGATAGAGACAATAATACTAAGAAATCTACTACATAATGAAGAATATACGAGAAAGGTTTTACCATTTCTCGATAAAGAATATTTTGTAGAACATGCAGATAAATTGTTGTATGGACAAATAGATACTTTTGTTAATAAGTACAATAATTTACCTACTAAAGAGGCATTAGTTATTGAATTAGATAGTACATCATTAAGAAATGAAGAATTTGATGAGGTAACGGATTTATTAACTTATGTAGAGGAGCAGGACAATGAACAACCGGATATTCAATGGTTATTGGAAACAACAGAAAAATTCTGTCAAGACAAGGCAATATACAATGCCGTTGTTAAGTCAATTAAAATATTGGATGAGCCCGAAAAATCTGAGTCTGGCAAAGGTGCTATTCCTGAGTTGCTTACCGATGCTCTTTCTGTTAATTTTGATCCTCATGTCGGCCATGATTACCTTTTGGATTCTGATGATCGTTATGCATTCTATCATAGAGTGGAAAAGAAAATCCCCTTTGATCTTGACTTCTTCAATAAAATAACACAAGGCGGCCTATCTTCTAAAACTTTAAACATTGCTCTTGCGGGAACAGGTGTCGGTAAATCTCTGTTTATGTGTCATGTTAGTTCTAGTGCTTTATCACAGGGAAATAATGTTTTGTACATTACATTAGAAATGTCAGAAGAACGAATCGCAGAAAGAATAGATGCAAATTTGTTGAATATTCGATTAGATGATTTGGTAAGTTTACCTAAACAGATGTATGAAAAGAAAATGGAAGACCTTAAGAGTACGGTTAAAGGTAGATTAATTATTAAGGAATATCCTACAGCTGCAGCAAGTACAAATCATTTTAGAGCATTATTGAATGAACTAAATCTCAAGAGAAATTTTAAACCAGATATCATTTTTGTTGATTATATTAATATATGTTCTTCTTCAAGAATTAGACCAGGACAATATGTAAATTCTTACAGTTATATTAAATCAATAGCAGAAGAACTTAGAGGATTGGCAGTAGAATTTGATGTTCCTATTATGTCTGCTACTCAAACGAATAGGGCAGGGTTTCAAAATACAGATGTTGGTCTTGAAGATACTAGTGAAAGTTTTGGACTTCCAGCAACTGCAGATTTTATGTTTGCTCTTATTACTAACGAAAACTTAGAAGCAGCAGGACAAATGTTAATCAAACAATTAAAAAATCGGTATAGTGATATTACCTCAAATAAGAAATTTTTAGTTGGAGTTGATAGAGCAAAAATGAGACTCATTGACTTAGGAGATGCTTCACAGTCAGATTTAGTTGATACTGGTAAAGAAGAAATAGAAAATGTGCCAGTATTTGATACACCTTCAAAGAAAACGAAAAAGGATTTCGGGGAGTTTAAGTTTGAATAAAAAAGTTTTAATTATTTCTCATATTTCAGGTACTGGTGGTAATTTTTTAGATTATTTTTTAATGAATCATAAGGAGGTTTTTTATAAAGGATATCTTACTGTAGATCGTAATAATGAATATTGGGGTATTCTTGCTAATGATGAAAGTAACTATCGAAATCGATGGGAACTGTGTACAACCAAATCACAAACAGATTTTATTAATACGTTAGCCACTACAACTGAAGATACTATACACGGAGAAAGAACATACAAAACGGGCCGTTGCAAATATATAACTACGACTATACATTTAACAGAAAATAGATGTATATACAATGATGCTGTACTTCTTGGAATATACATTGATGATGATGTGATACCTTATATTAAATCATTACTTGAGTTAAAATTTACTGGTAGAAAACATAGAGAAGATATTAAGCAGGAACCTCCAACAGCCAGTAAGTGGATAGAAGATATTCTAAGAGATGGATTTAATGAGTACTATCTCAAATGCATTGATTCAGAAATTGCACCAACTCATCTTATTAACTATAAGTCATTTTTTATTGATCAAGAAGAAGCTGAATATATTAAGTTATGTAATTTTTTAAGTATAGTTCCTGATATTGAAATGTATATGAAGGCAATTGATTATTATATGTATATGAATAATAAACTATTAAAGGATTTCGAGGAGTTTAAATTTGAATGATAGCGATAACGTAATAAACCTGACAGAATATAAAGCAGAAAGAATAAAAAAAAGAGAAGAAGAAGAACAGAGTCGATCTGTTCCTACCCTCATGGCGTTCTTGCCAAATGAGTATTACATTTTCCCTGAAATGGGGTTAATGATCCATGTCCTATTTCTTACGGACAAAAGCATACATTATGACAATCAAGCAGTTTATGTGATGGAAGACCAGTATGGCAATATATTTGCTGATGTGGTTGAAGAAGAAACTTGCGATGGATGGCACGAACTTCACAAAGATGTATTTATGGAAGCCGTAGGAAAAGTTGTACCAACTGATCCTGACGCATCATAAAGATGACGAGTATTATAAATATATCAGTAAATTCTATTTTAAACCTAAGGGAATAAATGAAAACATTTATCAATTTTTCTGAAACTGAATCCTTTTTAGATGATTTGCTAGAATATAGCATACATGAACCAAAATATGGTGCAGGTGAACAGGTAGTTGTTAAAACAAAAAAAATTGATACTGTAGCTGAACTTTTAGGCGTTAAAATAGATGGATCAACCATTTTAACAAAAGCAAAACCAACTTCTACTGCAATAGAAGTAAAGGTAGGGGGTGGAGGAGATCAAGAAGTATATTTAGAAGTTGGTGGTAAAACATTTGTTCTGAGAGGAGCCGCTGCTACAATCAAAAACTATTTTAATGGTTACAAAGACGGTACGGGAATAACATGGAAAGCAGATTCAATAGAAACTGCTCAATGTTTGGGACTTTATTATGATGCAGATGCCGCATTAGCAAAAATAGGTAAAGCAGGTGGTACACCATCTAGTAGTGTTACATCTTCAATTAAGTCGGAAATAAAGTCAGCTTTCGGAGGTAGTCAAGATTGGGATAGTGGTGGAGTAGCAAAAATTACATCCAAACTTGATGATATTAGTTTAGGTGATATGAATTTACTTTTGGGTTTAGCTGCAGGAATGCAACTATTCTGGAAATCAGTAGGAAAACCAGCACTTGGAACGGCTTATATAACTCATGGTGCAATTAAAAGTTATTATTCCGCAGAAGAAAATAATCCGACTATTGAAGTTAGAGGATCAAAGGCTAATGCGGCAGATGTTATTATATCTAATGTGTCTTCTGATAAACTACTTTTAGCAATGAAAAAGGGAAAAGTTGAATATGATAACAAATCAACTTGTTCTATAGTAGATTCAGACATTAAGTTTCTCCAAGTTTCACTAAAGAAGGCAAAAGGTGCAGCACAACTTGGTAAGATTACTGCAATGTTACAGTCAAAGTACAAATTACCCAAATATGAAGTAATGTTAAAAACCTTATTAGATGAAGGATATTTAGATGAGGGATTTAAAGATTTTTTTTCTGGTGTTTGGAAAAAAATAAAAGGGTTTGTGGGTAAACTTAAAGGTTGGGTAAAGGGACTAACTAAAAAGTTTTCAAAGACATTTGATAAAAAAGTTAAAGGTGATTTAAATGATCTTCAAAGACAATTTGATAGAATGCCAGGACCGAAGGTTAATCTAAAGGAAGCCTTTAAATTTGATGAACAAGGATTTATTTGTGAAGGATTAAATTCAGAATTGGCAAAATTAGATGTTGCAAAATTAAATATAATCAGAAAAGGAATCGAAAAACGGTTAAGTAATTTTGCAAAAGATGCTAGTTCACCAGTATTTTCTTACAAAAAAACAGGTAGTTTAAATAGCGGTGTTATGAAGGATGTAGGAGATATATTTAAACTGTTTTCAAATTATACAGGTGTTTATGTTTTCAATGAGGTTATTTCTGCTAATTTAGGAGATATGAACAAATTAAAAAAAGAAATGATTGCAATGCAAAAAGAGATGTTATTTGGTAAGACCACACTTCCAGTATGGAAAGTATATGGAATTGGTGGAGGGGGTAATCCTTGGGAAAATTTACAAGGAGCAAAAGAATTTGAAGAAGGGAAAGAATCGTCTTTTGCGGGTTTAGTTGGTGCTGTGTGTGGATTCCATGCCAATAGTACTGATGGAGGAAATTATTATGCACTTGAAAGTTCTTTTTTGTATAGTGTAGATCCCGAAGGAATACCAACATATACTTTAAATCGTATGGGAACTAATCAAGGAGGTTCAAATTTTTCTTTTGTTTTTGAGGGAGCAACTACTATTGATTCTAAAAGGTTTATATCCAAATATGGAAAGGCAAGTAAATAGTGTTTGCATTTAATTCTTTCCTAACTGAACAGAAGAACCTTCACATGGAACACCTTGAAGATGAGGTGTTGAATCATGGAGTAGAAGGAACAAGAGGAGCAATAAACTTCCTTCAAGGTTTACGTGATATGTTGGCCGGAAATTCTTCATCCTCTGTGGATGTTACAGTAAAGTGGGATGGTGCCCCCGCAATATTTGCGGGTACTAATCCAGAAAATGATCAATTTTTCGTAGGTACTAAAGGAATATTTGCCAAAAATGCGAAGATAAACTATACTGAAAAAGATATAAATTCAAATCATTCTGGAGGATTAGCATCAAAACTTAAAGTTGCTCTCAATGAATTACCCAAGGCAAATATAAAAGGTGTTTTACAGGGTGATATGATGTACACGGATGATGATTTAAAAACTGAAACTATTGATGGTGAATCTTATATAACTTTTCAACCAAATACAATTGTTTATGCTATACCTAAAAAATCTAAATTGGCAGCCAAAATAAAGTCCTCTACAATGGGAGTCGTATGGCACACTACTTATAGTGGCGATACGATGGAGGACATGGCCGCCTCTTTTGGTGTAAGTTCAGGAGCATTCAGAGAAACTAGTTCAATATGGCAAGCAGATGCTAAATTTCAAGATACATCTGGAAGTGCTACAATGACAAAGAAAGAAACGGCAGATGTTACTAAAATATTAAGTGATGCTGGAAGGTTATTTAAAACAATAAATTCTAATATTTTAGGAATGATTGCAGATGACTCTCAAATAGGTGAATTAGTAAAGGTATATACTAATAAGATGGTACGACAAGGACAAAAAATAACAAATGTAAGAAAACACACCGCAGGATTGATAGCATTTGTATATGACAAGTTGAAATCGGAGATTGATAAAGTAAAAAGAGAAGAAACAAAGAAAAACAAAAAAGAGGTGATGGATAAATATGTAGGATTCCTTAGGAAAAATTCAAGTGAAATTGTTAAAATATTTGAGATGCAAAATTTACTCATTGACGCAAAATTAATAATTATTCGTAAATTAGAGAAAGTAAAATCTATAAAAACATTGATGAAAACATCTACAGGATTTAGAGTAACTGCTCCAGAAGGATTTGTTGCTATAGATACTCTCAAGGGTGGAGCCGTCAAATTAGTCGACCGAATGGAATTTTCAATGCAAAACTTTAATGCAGCAAAAAATTGGGATAAGTAAATGAAAAAATTTAAAGAATATACTAGTATAGATGAAGGGTCAGATGATAATTTGGTTGAATTAATACGAGATATTACTTCTAAAATGATTGGTGCTATTAAAAAGAATGATCAAAGAAAGTTATTAGGTCTCTATAAAAATTTGGGAAAGATTATCAAATGAAACCATTTCGTTTATATTTAACTGAACTAGCATGGCAACAAAGTACATCCAAAATGGTATTTGGTTGGAATAGTTTTGATTATGTAATGTTACCATTATCTCCTAGCATACTTGGTAGAATAATGGAACAGACCAGAGACACTTGTTTTCATGTAATGGGGTACAGAGACATTGGAAATTTAAAATCAATTCAAGGAAAGAAAAAATCAATTTCTGCATTTTTTAGAATGGAAGCAGACGCAATAGAAGATGGAGTACAATCAGGTGGTGCTATTGTCGCTGAACTGGAAGCAAATGTTCTCTTTTCTGGAGAAGAAGATATAATGAGTAAACCCGATAAAACTGGTAGGAGATGGATTGATTTTGCTATTGCTACAGGAGAGAATAAAGGAACACAACCAATACATACTCAAATAAAAAAAGATTTTGGAAAGATGTTGTCAGCCCTTTTGAAAAAAGAAAAAGTTAAACATGCCTCATCGATAGAAAGAATAATTCAAGCTTGGTATGATTATGGAAATAAAGCAGATGGAAAAACAAAAGCAAGATTAATTGCGGGATATTTTGATGGATTAGAAGGAATAATGAAAAATAAAAAATATCATGCTGCAATAGCAAAGAATTTTTATGGGTACATACAAGATAAAGGTGGTTGGGCTGGAACTTGGGATGAACAAATAGTTAATAATATTTCAATTAAAAAATTACATTTCTTAGAAGAAGCGTTAGAATGGGAAATTCCTGAAGAGCCAAAAAAACTTTCAGGAAGTATACCTTTTAAAATTTGGTCTTCTGCGGAAGACTTAGAATCTTACATTACAAAAAAGGCGGGAAAATGAAATCATTTAGAGGCTTTCATGAAGGGTGGTTTTCTAAAAAAGAACCAGAAGATGAAGAAGAACAAGAATTACAAGACCTTGGTATGAAATCGTCCGGTAGAGGAAGTTGGTCTAAAAGAGATCAAGAGCGATATAATGATCTCTGGATGAAGATGCACAAAAAAGGAAAAACACCAACAATGACACCACCTACTGTACATGGTGATGATTCTTGGGCGACTAAAACAACTAAGTTACATAAAAAACTTAGGTTAACTAGAAAAGATCATCCAAGTGTTCTTTCATGAAATCTTTTAAAGGATATTTAAAAGAAGCACCGGCGTGGACAGAGAGTTTATCTACCATGTTGTTTGATTTACCAAGAGCAGGTTTGATAGATGTGATGATTCCATTATCTCCGTCTATATTCAAGAGAGTGTGGCCAGAACCGGTTCGTTCAACAGTATTTCATTTAACTGATATGGATGGTGTTGGAAAATTGAAAAAAATGCAAGGAAAGAAAAGATCAATCTCTGCTTTTTATAATATAAAAGATTTTATACTTCAAGGTGGAATTAAAACAGATGGTGGTTATGTTGTAGAGTTAGAAGGTGATGTTCTTGTTGCTGCACCAGATGATGTATCAAGTCAACCAGATAAGTCCGGTAGACGGTGGTTAGTTTTTGGTACGATTATCAGAGAGATGGGTGGTGGAAGTAAGATCAAGAAAATGGAAAAAGACATAGAGAGTTTATTAGTAGATATTCTTGTTAAAAACGATATGGGTCCATACAAGAAAAAACTGAGCCAACATGAACTTAACAAAGCATGGTCTTATCTTGGTAAATCTACTGGTGGGAAAGAAAAATCAATAATTATCAAAGATTACATTAATGGTATGGAAAAGATCATGAAGAAATATTCCAAACAATTACATTCTATATTTACGGATTATGTTGATAAAAGAGAACTCATACCAGATCCAGATAGTGGTGATACTGCGTTGTGGGATGAAATAGTAGTTAATAATTTTAAGGTTAAGAAAGTTCATGTGACTGAAGAGTATGGAGAAGGTTATCAAGATGATGATGATATAGAAGGATTTCCATTTGAACTTTATCCAGATAATGGTGATTTAGTAGATTATATTGCTAGAACAAGGAATTAATGAAATCTTTTAAAGGATATTTAATAGAAAGAGGAACTAGTTTATCAGATTTGATATTCCTTCCAAGAATATCGGAGTATAACCAATTGATGATTCCTATATCCTCATCTATGTATAAAAGAATTTGGCCTGACACACTCAGAGCAACAGTATTTCATACAACGGATGAAAAAGGTGTTAAGAAGATAGCAAAACTTCAAGGAAAGAAAAGTCAAATATCTGCATTTTTTGAAATGCAATCTAGATATATGGAAATTGGTGTTGCAACTCAAGGTGGTGTTCATTCAGTATTAGAGATGGACGCAGATGTTCTCCTATCAGCTAAAGGTGATGTGATGAGTCATTTAGACAAGAGTGGTAGAAGGTGGACATCTATAAGGGATCTTGAAGAAACTTCTAGATTCGTAAATTTTAGTAAAGTACTGGTAGACCTTGAAAAAATGTTTGCACCTTTAGTTGCGAAATACCTTGCAAGAGGTGAGTTTCAAGATTATGCAACAGTATTTCAACTTTGGGCAATGGCAAAGAGAAAAGTTGACAGTAAGACTATGAGTCTGATAATAAAAGATTACATGGATGGAATGGAAAAGGTTATCAAGAAAAACATCAAAACATTTAGTGATGTCATGTTGGGCTATGCAAAGAAAAGGTCAACCGATTATTCGTGGGATGAGCAAGTGGTCAATAACATTAAAGTTAAGACAGCTCATTTTTTTAAATTAAAACTACTAAGAGGCGAGAATTCTTTGTCATTAGAACAACAAGAATTGATAGAGTTTGCTGAGTCTAAGGGATGGAAAACAAAAATGTGGGATGCACCTATAGAGTTAGAAGCATACACACGGAAAGTTGCTAAAAAGGAATTAGGAAAATGAAAACATTTAAAGAACATTTAACCGAGGGTATGCCGAAAGGTGCTGTAGCAGGATTTGATGGTCCCGATGGAGAAATCGTAATTTATAAAAAAGGATCTGGATTTTATGGAGATACTGGTGATTTTGATTTTTCAGCTAAAAATGTGAAAGAACTTAAAAAAATATTAAAGGATATAGGGGCTAATCCAAATAAACCATCCTTTGGTTGGCTGCCGAAGTCAAGGAGATACTAATGAAAACATTTAAAACGCATATTGATGAATTATACAAAGATTATCCAGGCAAGGGGTGGGTATTAGGTACTAAAGATGAACCAAAAAAACTTAAAGATAAAGATATTATATGGAGATCCAAAGTTCATCATTATGATGATACTGTAAGAAGTGATAACACAAGATTTATAATAGTAAAAAATAAAGGAAAATTTAGTATGTATGCAAAGAGTGACAAAAGTGGTAAAATAGTTTTTCATTTCGGTGATAAACCTACACTCGATGACGCAAAAGAATTCGCATCAATCAGAAAATGGCAAGAGAAAAAATGAAAACAGCAGTATTTGCATTTGGAAGATTCAATCCTCCTACAATCGGACACGAAAAATTGATAGATGCAGTAATTGCAGTTAATCAACGTGAGGGTGGAACCGCCTTTATTTATGGTAGTCATACACAGGATCCAAGAAAGAATCCTCTTACTCATAAACAAAAGTTTAAGTATTTGAAAGAGATGTTTTCAAGTAAAAAGAAGATTTTTCAAAGTAGATCAAAAACAAAGAACCCACTTGAGGTGGCATCTGAATTAAGTGGAAAATACAATAAATTGATAATGATAGCGGGTAGTGATAGAGTTTCAGAGTTTAAATCTTTACTAAATACTTACAATGGGAAAACAGGTGGACACGGATCATATGAATTTGAAGAAATAGAAGTAAAAAGTGCAGGAGAACGTGATCCAGACGCAGATGGAGCATCTGGAATGTCAGCATCTAAGATGAGAAAAGCAGCAGTTAAAGGAGATTTTGATGCATTTCAAAAGGGTGTATCAAATGAATTAAATGAGAAAGATAAAAGAAAAATGATGAATGTAGTTAGAAAAGGATTAAAATTAGATGCAATCCTTGAAGGAATGAAGAGTCGAAGGGGTACACAAGAACCAGTTGAAGTCGAAAATATCGACCTTAAGTCTGCGAAAGAGTTATCATGGCAGGGTTATGATACTGTAAGTCTATCTACATGTGATGAAGCATTTGATTTATTTGATGAAATTGTCAATAGTGTTGGTGAGGCTTCTTTCACTAAACCTGAATTAGCATATCTTAAAGAATCATTAATTTTAGTTGATAACTGTCTTACTATTACACAAATACCAGAAGAAATATTAGAAGATGGAGATGTACAAAATTATATTCAATATTCCGGTAAAGCAATAAAATTATTGGAGCATGTTGGAAAAAAAGTAGGTATACCATTTAACTATTCATTTTTAAACGTACTTCAAGTTAGTATGGCCAATGAAACCATACCTAAAAAATCATTTACAAAATTTTCAGGAGAAATGTATGGCGTCCGATAGCCTATTAAATGTAATCAATGGCCTTGTTAAGCGAGAGGATCGGATTGCAAAAAAAGAAGATAAAAAAATTAAAGAAAAATTAAAAAAACAAAAGCTTGAACAAGAGCCCGAGGATGATGAAGATGAAGATGAAGCTCCTGTAGGTGATCAAGATGCACCAGAAACAGAAGTTGAACCTGAAGCAGAACCTGAAGCTGAGCCAGAAGTAGAACCTGAAGCTGAGCCAGAAGCAGAACCTGAAGCAGAACCTGAAGCTGAGCCAGATGATGGTGCCGGTGATACTAAAGCAAGTGGTCCCGATCCTGTTTTAGTTCAACAAGTAACTAATGCTGTTATGGGTCAAATTATGCAAATGATGAAAGATGCAGAAGCAGAACATAAAGAGGCAAATAAAAAAGAAATTAAACTTTCTGGTAAAAAAGAAAAAGTTGATACTAAACCAAAAATGGAATCTAAAAAAGAGAGAAAATCTTTTAGAGAAGCAATCCGTCTTTCTGTTACTAATGGTACACCATTATCTGAAGACTATGAAGAGGACGTTCTGAACATACTTGAAAATGAGGGTATAGATGGTCCTTTAGGATATGAACCATTCTTTGAAAAAGGAAAATTGTTTGTAGAAAAGGGATCAGAAAAGTCTGCCGCAAAGGTACTTAAAAAATCTAGAGATATTCGAAAAGTTCCTAAAATTGTTGGAGAGTCATTAGAAGAAGAGGATAAGAAAGAGAAATATCAAGCATTCGTTTCTGTTATGTTAAAGAAATTTGGAGTAGAAAGTCCTGCTGAATTAGAAGGTGATAAGAAAAAAGCATATTTTGATGCACTAGATAAAGGTTGGGATGCCGAAGGCGAAGAGCCAGAACCAGGAGATAAAAAAAAAAATGAAAATATCGAGCTCGAAAAGCAAGTAACGAAAAATGTTTTAAAAGAGGCAAGTGCGGATGATTGGATAACAGGATTAGCAATAGGTGGTGGATTATGGGCAATGAAAAAAGCTTGGGATAAATGGGGAAAAACATCTACATTAGCAAAACTTATCAATAAAAAAAAGTACGCCGCTGATGTAATTGCAAAAGATAAAGAAGATGAGATTGATAAAGATAACCAAGATACAGTAGATAAGCGAGACGCCGAAAAAAAGGCCGGGAAAACGGCTGATGACGCACAAGCTGATTATGATCAAGATATAAAGGACGTTGGCCCAAAAAAAGCGAAGAGTATGATAGCCAAGGGATATTCTTTAGATCCTGAAGATGATACAAAGGTTATGCCAAGTAAAGAGGCTTCGGCTAAAGCTAAATCCGTGAAGTCGAAGAAATCGGCAACGGCAAAAAGACAAGGAACAGCTAAAAAAAGTTCAGCAACAACAGGAAAAACTGATGCACCAAGAAAATCACTAAATCCAGATGATAATAAGAAAAAAGAAGGAGTAGAAATGACAGAACCAAGTATTGAAGAAGCATATTTCAAAGTTGATATTGCTGGTATGCCTAGTATTTACATTGAGGGCGGTGGAGAAGGAACTGTTAAAAAATCTCTAAGAGGCATAGTAAAAAATGATGCAATTAAGAATATGAAAGTTGTAAAAGTTAAAAAAAGCGAAATGTTAAAAACATTTAAAGCTGATATGAAAGAAGAGTCAGAGGATCTGAATGAAAAGGGTACAGCATATCCAGCGACAATAGACACTTTGAAAATGATAGTGAAAGATAAACAAAATCAAGTGGTTATGTTCAAATCGGGATCGGCTAGAGTTGATAGTTTTACTGCATCCGCAATGGTTCAAGTATATGATGCTTTAAAACCAAAATCTAAAAAGACATTTGAAAAAATGATAAAAGATAAAGCAGGATTTCTCAAATCTCAAGCATTTGCAATGAAAATGACAGAAGAAACGTTATATGTAGAAAACGTAGATGTTGAGTTTGTTAAAATGGAAGAAAGTAATGAATTACAAGCAATTATGGCCTTAGATGATGCCGGTATAAAAGCTGAAATCAATCGAAAAGGTGAAGTATCTGTTAAGAAAAAGGATTTAAAGAAAGCAGTAAAAGCATTAAGTAAATCTTTCAAAAGAGGTAAAGAACCTAAAGTTGTAACAGAACAACGAAGTGCTTATGATGTAGTTTCTAAGGCACGGGCTAAACTCACAGAGTCGTATGATACTCATGCGGCAAATGATTTAAGAATTTATATAGATAATGATCGGCAATTATACAGACAACAAACTACTTCCATTATTAAGAATGTTCAACGGAAATTGAAGTCTGGTAAGTATGATCATACTAAAGCACCAAAACTATGGTCATATTTGGTAGATAATGGAGTTAAAAAATATATTAAAGAATTTGGCGGAAATGCAAAGGATCTGTTTCCAAAAGATGTTAGACAATCAGTAGCTATAGAATTAGCAAATTATTATAAAGCAGAAATTGAAGCTCAAGGTGGAGAAATGATGTAATGGAAGATCAACAAGATATTTTCGGAACTAAATCCGATCAAGAAATATTAAGAAATGTTGCAAGTAGTGTTAATGATGTTGTAAATCCAGTTGTAGAAGCTACAGCTGATGAAACTTCTGAAGAAGAAGAAGAAAAGATTAACCCTGTCGTTGATGTAGTATCACAAGCAATAAAACATTTTAAACCAAAAGGATTATTTATGCAAGGGGTATCTGATAAAGAGACACCTAAAAAATCATAAATATAATATAAACAACAATTTAATAAGGAGAAAATTATGCCTTTATGGGGAAC